AGGCTTTAGCACCGACTAGGAAAGTCGGTGCTAAAGCCTTCGATCTTCGGGCAGCTTTCTTTTTATCAGCCGCCTTCTTGATTGCCGCTCGTTGTGCTGCCGTCGAGGTTCTACGACCAGTCTTAGGCCTTGGCCCACTGGGGTTGTCGGGCACTCCTGGCTCCTTAGTTTCCGGCGCAAACCTCATCTTCCTAGCAGAAGACACCGGTGGCGGTGACCCTGCACTCATGTTTCTCTGACCAGTAGCAATGCCATCCCTACGAGCGGCTCGGAGGCGACGATTCAGTGGATGAACTGGACCGGAAGGTGTGCGACCGACGATGAATCCGGGCGTAACTCTCTGCGTCCGATCCTTGGATTCATCAGCGGGGGTGGGCGCACCTCGATGCAGAGCGTGACCACGAGGGCCGCCAGGACGGCCTTTCCGGCTTTGCTTAGGAGCGGCACGAGGTTTACCAGTTGGGATCCATCGGTCGGCTCGTTGCTCAAGAAGGCGGCTCGCCGCATCCCGACGGGCCAAAGCCAGTTTCCGTCTTTGCTCCTTCGCCTTATCAGCCGCCTTCTTTATTGCCGCTTTTTGTGCAGCCGTCGGGGTTCTACGACCAGTCTTGCCCTTCTTCTTCGCCATTATTTCCCCTTTTTCTTGGTCTTCTTCTTGGGTTTCGGATTCGCTCTGCCTCCCGGACGGAAGTCAGCGTCATGCAGCCTGGGTGCTGGTTTAGGGTGCGGGTGAAATAACTCAGGGTTGGTGGTCGGGTTCGGTGTTTTAACTGGAGGGGGAGAAGTTGCGCCAGATGCCCTTCGGCCAGCGGCGAGTCCTTCTCTCCTGGTTCTTGCAATTTTCACTTGGAGGGTGCCGGTATCTACCTTGAGTCTCTCTCTTAATGATCCCTTAGGCGGCTTCTTCGGCAACCACTTAGGTGGAAGTTTTAGTTTTTTGGACGGTTTTTGAAACGGCTTCAGTTTTGGCCTAGCCGACGAGGGCTTTAACTTTGGGGCACGGCGAGGGCTATACCCACCGCCACCGCTACCACTGCCACCAAGTTCATATGCGGAATCCCGCATACCCGCTCTAGGTTGACCTAATGCGTCAGGTTTCTTTTTCTTCTTCGGAGGCATTACAGCTCCTTAACTCACATTGAGGGTCGCAGTGAAGGTCACATTCAAAGTGTCACCAGAAGCTACGGAAGCAATCGGAGAACCAAAGAGCGCAGAAGCGACCAAGGTGCCACCGCTGTCCGCTGCGTTACAAGTATAAATGAAGGCACCTTCGACATTGGTCTGGGCACTACCTATGAATGCTACAGCAGTGCTGTTTTGGATCGCCACTGCTGAGGTGCCGCTACCGGCTCCAGGATCATAACTGATCGCTGCCCAACCAGTGCCAGTAGTAATCGAATGGGGACTGGTAGTGAACGACCCTGTGGAGCCACCAACAGTGTTGGCGTAGGTGTCAGCGATTGAAAGAGTAGGGGCTGCCCCAGCGGAAGAGCGGGAAAAGCATCCCATCTTCAGCAAACGACCCGATTGCCCCAAAACAACGGTCTGATGGGTGGCGGCAGGTAAGGCTGATAGCCAAATCTGCTTTGCAAACTCTGTAGTCGTTCCGTTGTGAGAAAAATCTTCCCACAGGACATTCCCGTCCTTGTCGGTCAGGACGCTATGGAAAACACCGGCCTCAAACCCACCTTGATTTTCACTAAGTATCGCTTCCACTCGCTGGTTGCGAACCACTTCGGGAGTTGCAGAACAACTCATGTTTCCCTCGGCCTCGGTCATCTTATCTCCTTATGATAATGACATTTCAAAAGTTACTTTCAGGGTATCTGTTGTACCCACATTCACATCTCCAGCCGCAAAACTTGAGGCAGCAAACAATACTCCCGTTGTGTTTTGACCCACCGCACTCGTGTTAGCCAGGAAGGCTCCCTGAATAGTCTGCGTTCCAGTAAAGGAGGTAAATGTGGCATCCGTCCAAGTAACCTTAGAGGGGGTTACCGTACCTCCGTTATCTGTCTGGGACCAAGTGCCTGACTTGCGGAGTCCATTATCGTATCCGCTATCAGCGATCTCTCCCCAACCGTTGACCAAGGTCACTCCTGTTTGACGGATATCAGTCGCTTGATCCGACGAATCTATTGAAGCGAAACCTGCATTGTCAATCAATCCAACATATCCAGTATCCCTTACAGGGGTGGACAACGCAGCATCAAATCCTAGTTGCAAAATACGGGCAGCACCCTCACTCGTTAAAGTGTTGCTGGTGATCTTCTCTTGTTTGAGATTTCCATCAGCGTCATATACTCTGAAAGTAAATGTACCAATCTCCTGGATACCGATCTTCATTTAGTCTTCCCGTACTATCAGCGATAACGCTGAAAACTGGAATGTGTCACCAAGCATTACGAGGCGAGAGTTATCAAGTTCGTCCCAGTACAATAGGTTTCCACCCGTCTGAGAATCAAAGACACCTACACCCACGACAGTCTCGCCGGCGGCTGGAAGACCGCTCAATAAGGACCAGCCCACCGTTGAGCTGTTCTCTATCTTCATGCGGTTTTCATCCACCGATGGAGTGGTCCAGTATGGGTCTGTCGATCGATCCGTATTTACACGAACCCGGCCATTTGTCGCCGACCACTCCACATACCCTGTTCCGTATGTTGTAGCATCGCCGTCGGTGATCGGGTTGGTGGAGAATAGTGTGACCCATGTCTGGCTGAACGCTGACGCGGCAGTGCCACGAAAACGCTCCAAGACAGTACCTGAAACAGGATTTGTCTTACCAGTCATGGGTCACTCCATTGCTAGTTAAGCGAACCGATTCGCACGATCTTCTTGGGATCCATGCGAACAGCACCAAGACCGAGACTGTGGAAGCACTGGAGCGAGTAACCGCGCTCCGGCAACTCGTCGAAACGAACCGTCATGTCCTGCGCCATGCCAAACACCATTGCACTTCTGGTGTACATATAGGTGTAGGCACCCTTGTTGGCAGTGGATGAGGTAACGACTCCGGCATCATCGCCTGTCATGTTGACCGTTTGGTTGTTCGCAATCTGGTTCGTCAGACGGAACTCACATCCCATGAACTGGGTGACCTCGCCACTCATCAATGGACGAAGAGCGTTGAAGTCGTAACTGGTCAAGGTTTGATCGGCCAGCAAGTGGCGGGCAACTGCCGGGTGAATCGCGATGTAGACCGGATCACCAGGAGTGATCGCACCAGTCTGCTCAAGCATCTCGCGAGCAGTCACCAAGTCCGCTACACCGAGGGTGGAAGTTCCAGCACCGACATCGGCAGTCATTCCGTGGAGGCCGGGGGCACCAGTAATGGTGCCAGTTGCCTTAGATCCAATCGAACCGGCAGGAAGCGTGTTAACCAAGGCCAGCTTCACGGCTGCCGTGCCGGTCGGGACTCCATCAGCGGGAAAGTCAAAAGCCAAGGCACCGTCCGCGCCAATCGTCCGGGTAGTAGCGTCAACAGTCGCATCACCGTCGAAGGCAGCGACGATGGTCGAGTCCTTCAAGCGGCTGAATGCGGCAGTCACATTCATGAGGTAGTTGGAATCCGGGCGAATCGAACGCAGCAAGGCCGGCTCGTCGCGAGGATCGAACAGTTCCGCAAACTCGTGGAAACCAGGAGTCAGGGCGCGACGCTCAGTGACCGTCTCACTGTATTTCTTGTCGGTCCCCGCTGCGCCGAACAATTGGCCGCGATCACGAGTGGTGGTGGCGACTTGCTTGAAGGAATCGAGGTTCAGTGGATCGCCGTGTAGCGTCTCAAACAAACAAGTATCGGAAAGGCGACTTTCCATTTCCTGAGCCTTGAGCCGAATCGTGTCGGCATAGGCTTGTTTGAAAAGGGCAACATAGTTGGTGTTGTCACCGAGTGAACCGGGCCAGGAGGTGCCTTTACCGGTGGTTGGGTATCCCATAGTAGTATTTCTCTCTCAGCTATTGGTTTGCACAATGCCGTGAGAGTGTCCACCGAAGGAGGGTCTCCGTAAGGTTAACGATTCCTTATCGCTGTTCTTTCACAGCGTCAGGGGCCGGTCCAGGAAGGGTATCGACTCCGGTGGTAGATCATCCAGAGTCTGGAGGTTTTCGCAACATATATTTTTTCATGTTCTGTAAAGGCCGCCCACCTTGGAGTTCAGCCTCTCGGTGTTCAAAGGTACTACCTTGGGAATTCTCTAGACGGTCCACCTTCTCGTGGAGGGCAGATGTGACCAGTTCCGCCAGGGTCATGCCTGGAGTCCAGTAAACAGCGTTCCTGGCCCGTTCCACGGCTTCTGGGTCCACTATGAAGGTTCTGCGTACTTTCCTTGCCATATTAGAACCTTGGCTTTAGACGGTCGTCATAAACGCCTTCGTAGCCAAGAGTCGCTAACTCACCCAGTAATCGGTAGTATTCCTCTCGATGAACCTCTGCGTCCTTGTGACGGGGATCTGTATGGGCAGAATCCTTCATCATCGAACGAAGCTTCTGAGCGATCTTCATCGGGTCAGTTTCGCCACCTGTATCCGATACTGCATTGGTTGGGGTCGAGTCATCTGACATCGAGTTTCCTCTTTCTATCATCATGTCCAAGATTGCTGGATGATCCACTAGGCCAGTTTTCGACAAGACCTGCTGGATATCTGGGTTTTCTGAAGTCAAGACATCAAGACTTCTCTTTGCAAGGGCTAGTTTCTCCTCAAGCCCCTCACCATATCTTCTTCGCGCGCCCTCTTGCCACTCTTCTCTGGCCTTGTCTAACTGCTCTTTTTCCGCCGATTCGTCTCTGACCAGTTGTTCTTGGGCTACTGGGTGCAGTTTGTCCCATTGTTTTTTGGTCAGACCGGCAGCGTGGGCTGCCTTTGTGAGGGGGTCCAGGGCAGCTCTGGCCTTCTCCCCTTCTGGAAGGTCGTAACCGTGCGGGGTTTCGGGCCGGCCAAGCTTGGAATAAAACTCCCCCCACTCTTCCACCGGAGCATCTGCGTCAGGAACACGAGCCGTGGAACTCAACTTCTGACTCAACGACTGGTACGCCTTGGCGAGATCCTGAGGAGTCTTGTACTTCTTTGCTAGACCCTCATACCCTTCCCCCAGGAGGTCGCCCAATGTGTCACCTTCGATAGTAGTGTTCTCTTCTCCACTTTGTTCTTGACTCATTTTTTCAGGGTCTCCCTATCTTTAATCACGGCAGCCTCTTCGACCATCGCCAACACCTTATAGTACGCAGCTCTTAGCCCTTGTCTCTTCGCTAGGGCTGTCGGGTCGATCACCACTCGGTGAGACTCCCCAGCAATCTCCAGTTGTTTATTCAGCAACTCCTCTGGTTCAAGGGTGACCTTGACCTGAAAAGCCCGTTCCATCCATTCCAAAACTCTTTGACCTGCCGGCGTATTAAAGGCTGTGGCAAAATCTGAGATCAGTTGCCGGTCCTTGTCTGAGTATGCATTCCCCTTGGTCATTGTCCTCCAACCTCTGAGGGCACCGAAGTTCCTGGTAAGTTACCTGCGGAAGCCGGGAGAGGGGATGGGCTTGACTGTGGGGTGCCTCCTTGGGTCGCTGCCATCAATTCCATCATCCTCTGCTGGGCTGCCTTGTCCGCCTTCGCTTGACGACGAGCGTTAACCTCTTCGTCCGTCCTGAAGATCACCGCCGGAACATCACTCATCTCGGCGTTGTAAGCGGCAATCTTGTCAGGATCCAAGTACTCCATGTAAGCATCGTCCTGGGTCGCCTGATAGATAGCCAAGCTTCGCTCAAGGAATGCCTGGACTCGCAATGCACTCGATGCTTTTGCAGCAGTAAAGAATGGACTGGCAAACTCCACATCAATGGTGGTCCCACCCAACATATCCCCAACTTCCTCCAACTCCGGTAGCGCGCCGCCCCTTACCATGATCTGAATCACAGTGTCTATCATCGGCTGAAGGAACTCATGGTTCACCGCTTCTGCTGGAGCTGCCAGTCTCTGAATTGCTCTTACCTGTCTTTGCCTACTCTCTTCTGCACTTCTCGGCTGAGAGTCCGGCTCCTGCAACACATCACCCAAAAACACTTTTAATATCTGATCTCGATCTTGGCGAGCAATCAGATCGGCTACCCCGTAATCCGTTCCGCTCTTGAGGAACTGAGGATTCATTTTCTGCGGCGGGCGAGTCACCACGATACCGTTAGGCGCAATGTCAAGTTCAACCATTGTGTCATGTTCAACCATGAGAGGTGGGTTCAAGTCGCGGCCAGCAGCAATCAAAACCTGCCGGCGAAGTTCGTTGATTCCAGCTGCGTCTGGGCGAGCAAGATGCCCTTTCCCCCGACCATACTCCTCGCCGTCCACCACCATGAAACGAGAGATAGTATAGGGAAGGAAGTCGTAACCACCCTCTTTAATAACACTCGCTGAAGCCTCACAGTAATAGACCGAAGCCCACTTCTTGTCCGTGTTGACCGCACTGCGAACAGGACTACTGCCGGCAGTTGGGAAAACAAAGTGATAGTAACGAATCAACTCCATTGGGTTGCCGCCACTCATCGCTTTACTCGCAGCTTCGCCAGCCTGACCAGCGAAATAACTGTAGGCATCTGTTGCTGGTAAGTCGAGTTCCTTGACAGCCATGATCGGCGAACCGTCTTTGCCTAACAGCCACCACATATTCCCCACCGGAACCGCTTCAAATAGCAACCCCGCAAAGGTGGTGCCGTCATCGTTCAGGCGAGGAGTATTCTCTTCAACATAAAGAGTTGAGTTGCCGAGGATCGCAAAGTCTCGTAACGCCTGGGTCGCCTGGATATAAAAGTTGGAGTCGCCTAAAGCTTCGAGAATCTTCATCGCAGCGCGGTCTAGCAACGCACGAACCTCGATGTCCGAGCCAGCCTTACGAGCCTTGAGCCGCAACCAGTCCGTCGAACTGGGCAACACTGCACTCTTCAAGAAGTTCACGAATGAATCGGCAGCTTGCATCGCTGTCGTATCAAACACCGAGCCAATGCGCTTACTGCCAGGAGACTTCTTTGTGGTGATATCACCACGGAAGGGCTGCATGAGATCGTTGATCTCCTGCCAAGTCTGCTCGTGATTGTTCCTTCTACCCTTCAGGTATCCCAACCTGAGAGATAGTTCATTTGCTAACGACATGAATCCCCATTCTAACTTATCTATCTACATCCCAAAAAAGTCCATGTCCGGTAACCTGTACGGGATCGCACTACCCGTTTTCCCTGGAGTACGGGCCTCTCGCAACATCATTATTCCCTTATGCATCGCGTCAATCAAATGGTCGTCCTGCTTGGTTTTAACACGACCTGCGTCATGCCTATACCGTCGCTTCTCCATGAGGATCTCCTGACAACTCTTGAAGATCTTGAAGCCACCAGCTTGCATCCGGTCAATCACATCTTCAATCGCCGTCATGATAGCGAAAGTCCTCTTACCGTCAGGTCCAATGAAATGGGCACTGGTAGATAACATTCGCAAACCCAACTCGTCATATTTCTGCTTGATCGTTCCGCCGTTAATGAACCCTCGGCCAGCGTCGTGCGGCCAAGCACAAACCACTTCCGAAGCACCCATAGCCAACGCTCTATGAGCATACGCAAAAGTGTCCTTGCCGTGATCCTTGTATTCGCCAGTCACATACACCATGTCGTTGTCGCGGTCGTATGCCATTTTTACCAAAGCGAAAAAACCCACGCCGTGAGGAAAGTCCAACCCAATTATCTGAGGCCAGTGGGGCGGAACCTGGAAGTCGTCCATGACTAATAATTCATCCGGCATCGTGTAGATTAGACCCACACCACGCACTGGCCGGCCATGCAATCGAGCCTCTGCTAACGGGTGATTCTTGTACTTCAACATCAACGAACGACGATGGTCCTCGTCCATGTGGGTCGCATCGTCAATGTCGTAGTTCACCAATGCACGGATACCACTGTTGTCATTCTCAAACAGCAGGTACAGCTCCGTCTCACCACGCAAGGGAGTCATGGATATATCCATTCTCCCCTTCGTAGCATTCAAACGAGCCGAGAACTCGTCATACACAGGGAAGGGCGGCTCCTCGTCAATACCAATCCAGTTCAAGGTATAACCCTGGAGACGCTGCCAACCCGTCGAATACGAGAACACCATGCACTTACTCATACCGTCAAAATGACCATGCTCATTATGATGACGAACCAGGAAATAATCTATCTGATTCGCAATGCCACCACTCAACCTCACAATGTCCTTCTGAGGGTCGTAGCAGGACTCCGGGATAAATCCACTCCCACGATCCTGGAGACCCCCAAGCAAGCGGTCACACAACAAGTCACGAGTACTCTGAGCAGTCTCACCACCAATGGCCGCCTGGATCGGTCCCTTAAACTTGGGACCGTCATAGCCGTCCGGGTAGATACCCGTTAAATGATACGACGCTTTCATACACAACGCCGTTGACTTGCCAGCCTGATTCAACCCAGCAAACAATGTCTCATAAGAATGAGAGTTTAAGAATTCCCACTGACGAAGATTCGGAGCCAATCGACCGATCTTGTCGTACTCAGCACGACGAGCCAACTCACGCTCTAACTCAAACTCGGCTATTAAACCTTCTCGGTCTTGTTCATTACGACCCATTAGTCCATGTCCTCTGACTCGTCGCCAGGAGCTTCCTCTTCCTTACCCTCGATATAAGCTATACGGGACTTGTCTGCATTCTCGCGCTCCGCCACTGCTCCCAATCGGGCATGACGACGCTCATGCAGCAATCGAACCAATTCCTCGTCACTCATGTCCGTTAACTCAGACTTCTGGGTATGCTCAATCTTCGATGCAACTTCCTTTGGCAATATGTCCTTTATCAAGAACTTTACCATGAATCCCAACATCTCCTTGCCCTCAGCAGTAGAAGGGTCTGCCTCCTCTACCATTTGAGGGATCTTGTCAAACAAACCAGCCTCAGCCAACTTGTTCACAAAATCACGCTTTATCTGCAAGGGAGAACGCCGGTCCACCATCTCCTTCGACTTCCCCTTACCAATCTGAGGACGATCCTCACTCAATCTCCACCAACCCCTCATCTCCTCATCCACTGCCACCGAACCCATCGCAACCTCATACGGAATACCAGCCGCCTCTGCTGCATCCACAAAATGCATCCCCGATGCCATCTTCTGACCCATCACCTCTCGACGACGCTCCCGGATTAAATACACTCCAACTTTCTTCTGGCGTGAAGCCTTCACATTTGGCATCTTGTGTTGGTAGGACATTGTAACCCCTTGCTGCAACCGGCAGCATAACAGAAAGGTGATCCCATGGACAACCCCGGAGAAGAAGCCGTTGAAGTAGTCATTGAACTACTCAAGGAACAAAACAAACTGCTACTCGATATCCGAAATCTCGCCGAAGACAACACCCAACTAGAAAAACTGAACGAAGAACTTCACCGACTCTCCACAGCCGTTGGACAAAATAAACAACAATCCTCCTCCTCCGACGGAAGGAAAACTCTACCCACTCCCTCATGGTTCCAAGAAGGAGAAACCTGGCTCTGCGAAAAACCTAACGACGCGCCCGGAGGAAAATGCAGACAATGCCAGAAACCCATCTTTTGGATACTATCGAAAAAAGGGAAGAAAGTCCCCATCTCCATGCACCCAAACTTTCCCTCTAAGTTTTCTGCACACTTCCCACATTGTGAAAAAGCCGGAGACTACTCTCCCAAAAGTTCCTATAAAAAAGAAACCAATGACGACGGACCTAAGGTAGAACTTCCTTTCTAGTTAAACCTTGAAACTAACCAGGGACCATGGTAGAACCCCAGGG